CGCTGCTGGCGCTGCTGGTTGGCGATTTGGCGGCAATAGGCGTCGAGCTTATTGATCGTCAAGCACGGCCTGGCTTCCAGGTTCCGACTGTTCTGGATCTCCACCGGCCATTGATCGCCCGAGACAAAGCGCAGATCGTCCAGCGCATCCGAGCGATTGTTGGAGTCGGCTTCATTGGCCAGCCGGAGAAAGTTCATCGCGTCTGCAATGCGGGAATCGTTCCCCTCGCTTTGATAATTTGCCATTTCAGCCCATCCAGTTCGTTGGTAACGTGAAGGTTACTTGTTTCTTGCGTTGCTTTGGCTCGTTGACCATCAATCCGATGTATCTAAACGCATCTGCGCCGTGCGAATAATGGTCGTGAAGTGGAGACTTGGAGAATCCACCCGTCTCTGGGTCGACTTCGTAGCGGTAATGGCGCAAACAGGTAAGACCTTCTGCGCAGGCTTCTCGGTCGAACCAGCAGTTGTTGAAAATAGTTCTCGCAGCATTGATAGAGTCAGCAATTGGCACTCTCGGAATGATTCGTGTCTTGTATCCAGCCGCTCTGACAATCTCCTCAATAGATTTACCAGCCGCGGCAAGCGTCTTATTCTCGGCGTCGTGCGGAAGCCACAACGTATCGTAATGGTATCCAAACGTCTGCAATTGCGCTAGGTAATAGCTGATGGTCTTTTGATTGTCTTCCATGTAACGCAACAATCGCGTTTCCATGCCGACAAACTGCAAGAACCAAATCGCCGTAGCGTCAGACCATCCGAGGTCAAACACGGCGTGAACAGGCTTGCTAGGATCAAACGGAACCCGTCCGATGCGCCCTTGAAGCTCGGCGTCCTGCATCTCCCTGGCAAACACTGCACCGTCCACGGTCTGCCGGCATATGCCCTCCCAGACCGTGTTGTAAGCCTCAATGTCCCGCTCTTTTAGCGCGTCCTTCTCAGCTTTCAGCGTCTCTGGGAACCACGGATTGTCGGACCAGTTGATCTTAGTGACCACACAGTCAGCAGGAGGATGCACAACAAAGCGTTGGAACGTCTCATCAGTCTCCAGCTCCGGGTTAAAGCTGATCCAGATCTCTGAATCTTGTTTGCGGATTGTCGGGATTAGCACATTCCATGACATTCTCGACACAGATTGCGCTTCCTCGACCCAACAAATATCAACGCCCTCAAACGATTTGATGTTTGAGACATTGTTTTTGAGTCCAACAAAGAAAAATTCAGAGCCGTTCTTAGCTCTGATTGACGTCTGGGTTATTTCATAGAACCCATGCAATCGCAATGATTCGATCTGATCGCACAATAGCTTATGCACCGAATCTCGGATTGACGTTTGGAATTCCCGTGCGCAAAGTATGCGAGTTGGCTTAGATGCGCCAATGATTAGCAGCGCTCGAGCAATCGCCCAAGACTTGCCGCCGCCTCGACCGCCGTACGCTACCTTATACCGATGCTTGTCAAAAAGAACCGATAGCTTCTCAGGAAACTCGGCGTTTGAGACGGCATAATCAATTTCATTCACTGGGCTTGACAAAGGTAACCTTGATGCCCTCGACCGGCGATCCGTCTGGGTTGCTCAGCACGGTCGTGTTGCGCTCGCCCCAACCCATCTGAGCCTTGGACCACCAGATCATTGCCGTGGTGTCGCCAGCCATCGCCTTGTTGTAGAGCGTGTCGGCAATGGAAGCGCTCGCTTTAGCCTTGCCAACGGCCAGCTCGATCTCGTAGTACTTACGCAGTGTCGGAGCGCTGATGCCGATAAGAGCCGCGATCTGATCCTGCGGCAAGCCGAGTCCAGCAGTCTGCTCGACTTTGGCTTTCGACGTCTCAGTAGGAACGTGCGGAGGAATCATCTTTTATAGGCGAAAAAATAGACGGTTGATGGGCATCTTACTCTCGCTTCAGAATGGTGAGATTTTTTTCTTCGCCAGGGAACACGACAAAGTTGCGAGTGCCTTTGCCGGCGTCTCTCGACGCAGCGTCGAAATACTGAATGCCTGGAATTCCGGCCTTACGCAATGCCGCAGATACCTGCGAAGCCTTTGTGGGGTCAGATATTCCGCCAAGATAGCCAATTACTCTGCCGGCGCCACCTTCAGAGTCACCAAATTCTGCAATTCTCTCAAGCCATAATTTTCTAAAATTTTCTGGCGTGCTTCCTTTACTTTGAACACCTATTGGGCTGCCACTTTCTGTAACATAACCCATATAACCACTTGAAGGAGCAACTCTTAATTTCAAACCCATTGCTTCAGGAGTCAATGCTTTTAATATTTCAGGTTGTTGGCTCAGCGGTTTGTCCCAATGCAGCATTTTTTCAATCATTGGGTCTGGCAAGTCAACGTGATAGAACGAAGACGAATTCGGCAAATTCTTAAATTTCTTCAAGTCAACCGATTTTGCGTAATCAGTCGCCTTTTGCCATCCGTAATCCGGGTCTTCCATTTGCCTTAAGACTTCTTCCGGATGCCTGCGAGTCATCACGCTTTCCCAGTAAGCGGTTTTTGCATTCGCTTGGTCAATCATCTCTTGGTTTCTTAAGCGATGACCAATGTCTTGCTCTTTTTGAGCTTGGTTGTACCAATAATTTATAGGCCGGTTTTTATATAAAACTTTATCTGGATCTATATCTGCCTGAAATTGATATTCTTTTGCAACCTTGGGGTTTTCAGCAACGTACAAACCGTGACCGTAAGCCTGTGCGCCTTCGCCAGTCCCAATCTGAGATGCCCTAAACTCGCCCAACGGGTTGGCTTCAGTGGCAGCAAATCGGTGCGGAGTGCCGTGGTAAGCCGTTAGCTCTGCAAGCCCTCCAGAACGCCGCATAGCGTTCATCGCAGCATTGTAGGCAACATCACTCGTCGCCAAGTCTTTTAGAGCCGTGCCGGTCATTCTAGCCCCGGCTGCGCCGGCTTTGGCAGTTGGTCCAGCCATTGGTGCGACGGTCATTGCTGCCGATACCGTGTCTGGTCGCAGCCGAGTCGTGTAACCCGTGCCGGTAGTCAATGGCTCGTTGTAGCTAACTCTGTTAAGAGTGCGCTGCAGCTCGGGAATACCGAGCAAATCGCTGACTGGTGTTGACAATCTGCCTTCGGTGATCGGGCCGCCGGCCTGAAGCGTAGAGCCGACGTCGTAACCTTTGGCGCCCAGCTCGAGCAAGTCGGCCAGGAAACCAGAAACACGATTGCGTGGCGTCGGTCTGATCGTCCCGGTGATCCTCGGGTAATCAGCCATTAGCAGTTCCAGTTCTTTAGCGACGCCTTGGCACGCTCTGCCGGACCTTTAGCGTTTTTCACAACGCCAGACATTCTTGCGCAAAAGCTCGCCTTGCGACCCTTGTCTGCGTCGGTCTTAGGATTTGGCGCCGGTGGCTTGAGATTGGCGTTGTTCTTCGCGTTGTACTCAGCACGACCCTTCGCAGTCATCCCGGCGCCTTTCTCGGTCGGGTTGTACGTTTTGCCCTTCCCAGTGGTTGTCCGGGGAATGGGCTTGTCGTGCTTTGTAGCCATTACTTTTTCTTCGCCGGTTTAGCGGTCTTCGCAGCTTGCTTAAAGTCAGCAGCAGACGGTGCCGCCTTGCTGCCGACCTTATTCATCTTCTCGCCAGAGCCGGCCTTGATCCGTTCCTGCTTCGCGTTAATGTTGGCATAAAGGCCAGGTTTCATGAGTGGTCTTCAAAAGAAATCACAAACTCAACACTGTCATTCTCGTCTTCTGGCTCGAGCTCGCAAGCGTGCGTGCCAACGGCCAGAAACTGGGCAATGTGCTGCTCTAGCACGCGCTTGAGCACGTCGCGGCACTCTGGGCATTCCTCGGCATCGATTGCGCCCATCATGACCGCGATTTCCTCGGCCAGCTCAGCTTTGCCGGCTTCTGAGCCGTCCTGAAAAGCCTGGCCATGAATATCGTCCGACGATTCGTTGATCTGGTCCTCGAGCGCTGAAACAGCTTCTTTCAACAATTCTAGATCGTCATGGATGCTCATTTAGCTTGCTCCGTGAATCACAACAAAGTTGATGACCACAGCCTCAGACAAGCTGCCAGCCGTGTTGTTGAACAACCCGATTGTGGCGCTGCCGGCTGCTTGGTCAGCCACGTATGGCCAATAAGAGCCAGGCGTTGCAACACCACCGGAGATGCTGACCATCACAACGTCATTGTCGCTGATCGTTGAGTTGTTAAGCGTGAAAACCACGTTAGTCTGCTGGACCAATGCCGCGGCA